GCGCCGAACTCGAAACGGAAGTTATCGTAGTTCCCGAGGTTGATCGTGCCGCCGATCGTGGCGGACTTGGGGAGGAGTGTCATTCTCCCGCCTCCGGGCGCACATACTCAACTGTCGCACCGAGATCCTTGACCTCGACCTCACAGCAGTCGTCGAACGTCCCCTTGCCGAGGAGCGCCTCGGCCTTACCGATGGCGACAGTGGAGCACTTGACGAACGTCTCCGCGCCGAATCGGGCGAAGAACCGTTCCGGGATCACTGTTCGCGTCTTGCGGGTTCGGATCTTGAGCCGGAACGAGCCCTGCTTGTTGATCCCCGCCGCCTTCGCCCGCGCGATGCACTGGCGCCGCTCCTCCTCACACCGCTCGATCCGGCGCTTGAGGTCGATGACGTCCGGCCGCTCATCAAACTCCTGCTGTAGGGCGGCGAGCGCCTCCCGGTACTCATCGGCCCGGATCCGAGCCATGAACGCCCGCTCCAGGAGATTGTCGCAGGTCATCAGCACCGCCCCCACTCGGCCTGCATCTCCTCCAGCACGGAGACGGGGAGGTCCTCGACGTACCGCACCCGGTGGACGCGGCACCGCTCACCCAGGGCCTCGGCTCGCTCGACCCGGAGCGCCTCGGCGCAGTCGGGGCAGATGTAGTCGGCAGTCGTCTCGCAGCCGCAGGAGCGGCACAGCCGGACGGCTCCGTGCAGGAGCGCATCGTTTGCCGGCGCGTGTGCTGCCGTGCGAATCCTTATCTCTTCAAAAGTCGTACTCGGGTTGCCGGTGCCCGCCTCAGTCTTGTGGGTGAGGGTGCAGGGGCCGGCGCAATGTGTATTCATTCTTCTTCCTCCGTAAGGGTTGCTTCCCCTCGCGCGATCCACGCTTCCCAGACCATCCGGGCAAGTGGGTCTCGCATTGCTCGCAGTTCCGCCCTCGTGATGTTACCGTGGTGGGTCATGCTGCCCCCTCTCTGAGTCGGCGCTCGTGGAGGGCGACCATCGCCACGCCGCGTCGCACGATCTCGCTGTCTGAGTAGCCAAGTGACCGGAGATACGCATAGTCCGACATTAGTTCGGGCCGTAGGTATCCGCCGACCTTGCGCACCTTGGGCCCCTGTGCGCAGTTGGCGTCATTGTCTGCCGTTGTCATACAATATACAATTGCCGCCAACAGTATATATATTTGGCGAAATGTTGCGCCATTGTATGACGGTATATCAGTATGGAGTATATCTGACCAAAAAATATATATTGGTAGGCGCCTATGTCGGTAGGAGTACATGTCAGACGATGAAGTAAATGAGAGCACAGTCCGGGTCTCGCTCCGTATCCCGGCGCGGATGGTGGATCGGATCGACAAGATCAGGGGCCCCTACCGGGACCGTACGAGCATGATCCTGGAGATGATCGGTACGTATCTCGACGAGTATGATGTGCGGGAGAAGGAGCGGATAGCGCAGGGGTCAGAAGAATACCAGAGGTTGCTCGCGCAGATAAGAAAGGATTTGGGGTTGGATCAGCCGCCTGAGGCGGGCTGAGGGGGCGAGCGCGTCGCAACCCCCTCCATAATCCACTTTTCCCATATCATTCGTGCAATTGGATCTCGCATCCTCGCGAGGTCGCTGTCGCTGATTTCGTTGGTCATTGGCGTTCGATTGAAGGATTACCCCTGCGCATTATAACCCTTGCCCGTGTGTGGGGTGAAAGTGTCACTCCTCGGGGATACGAAGGTCGCGCCGGAGTTGTGCAAGGAGTTTCTTGTAATCCTCGCTGTCCTGCGCGTATTTTTCCTTGTCGAGGGCTGCTTTCTTGAGGTCCTCGTCAAGGATCTCTCCGCACTCGCAGACCCGCCAGCCCGCCGGCCATATCTGTTTGCACTCCGGGCACTGGATCGGAGTGAGTTTCTTGTGCTGCCTCTCTGGCCCTGGAGCGAGCCCGTATGCGCGCATCATCTCCGCGTCGATGTCGACGCCGGTGAGGTGCGCATAGGTGGCGAACATCTCCGTGTTGATATTCCCCCACATCATGAGTTTGATCACCGACTCGTTCACCCCCTCCCTAATCAGGTGCGTGATTCGCGAGTGCCTGAACAGATGTGGCGTGATGTGCTTCTCGACGCCCGCCCGCACGGCCGCCCGCCGAAGCATTCGAGTGACGCCGGCATGGGTGATCGGACGGCACCGGGTGTCGAGAAAAACGGGGGCGTCGTTGACCGGGTCGAAGTAGTAGTCTGCCCGCCACGCGGCGAGAGGTTTCGCGGCCATGATGAGGCGGATATAACGCGGCCGGTCAGTCTTCTCATCGACGTTCACCACGACTCCTCGCCGGTCGAACGTTACCTGCCCCCACTTCATCTCGATCAACTCGCCGACCCGGAATCCCCCCTCGTAGAGCATCCAGACGATCGCTCGGTCGGAGGACCGGCGGCAGGCCCCGGCGATCGCCCGCACCTCTTCGGGGGTTAGCATCTGCCCGGCGGTCTTCGTCATCTGGTCGCGTTTCGGGGGTTTCAACCGGTCGATCCGCTGCACCGGGATCTCGGAGTATCCGTTCTCAATGGCCCACCAGTAGAACAGCCGCACGATCGTGATCGTGCTCTGGAGAGTGTTCTGCTTGTAGGGGCGCTCCCCGTCCTTCGCGGTCGGCCCCCGGAGCGCCGCGACCCCGGCGTAAAGGTCCGCCGCCGATGCCGCGAGGAGGCCGGCAGGGAGGAACCGGGCCATACGGCAGAGCGACGAGGCGTAGAGGTTGATCCGGTTCGCCGAGATCCCTTTCGTGGCGCGAGCGTCCGCCAGGAAGTCCCGGACGGCGGCAGCGTCGCGATCCGTGATCCGCCGATCTGCGAGGGCGGCTGCGAGGGACCGCTCCGCATCAATGACTGTGACGACCATACAGCAGGATAGATGCCAGAATATATAACGTTGACGGATTCGAACATCTGGTCCAGATACCCCCGGGCGGATTCAGGACGAAGTGTTCGAATCCGTCAGGAAAAAGAGAATTAGTCGGGCGGGGCCAGCAGGATCACCGCGACCCGGCCCGAATCTCTTCGATCTTCAGTTTGGCTCTCATCCCTCATTCCCCGCCGGGATCTCGTGGTGCCCGATGGCAAACCCGCACCGCCGCCACTCCTCCGAGTCCGGCGGGATAGGATGGGCGGATGTGAGGGGGTCACACCTCACGGATCTATCCGCACAATCTTCACCCGCTTCCCCATCCAACTGCGCGGCACGAGTACCCGGGCGGTGGTCCCGGATGCCCGGGCGGTCTTCTCCAGCACCTCATAGCCCCGGATCTCGTAGACGTCCGGCTCCGGGATCGCGTCCCGGAGATCCTGCCGATAGTTGAGGAGGTAGGCTCTGACAGCCTCGCGCCCTCCGTCGAGCACCACATTCTCGGACGCGGCCACGTCGACGATCATGTCGGCGAGCGCCTCGATCGCGGCGTCGGTCGTCTCGTGCGAGACCTCCGGGACGCCGTCTGAGAGCCACTCCGCGACCGACCACAGGCCGCCGTCGTGTAGCGGCGGTTCGGCGTCGCACAACATCCACCGGTCAAACTCCTCCTTCTCGCACTCGTGCCCCGGGAACCGGCCGTACTGATCGACGTCCACCCAGACGGTCTGGTACGCCTCCAGGAGCGGCAGGGCGCGCGGGAGCACCTCCTCCTCGACCCACTCCCGGAGTCGCGTCGCGTCCACGAGCGGCGGGAGCGGGTAGGCATCCTCCATCCCGCGCCAACGGTACTCGGATAGGGAGTTGTCGTCGTGCGCCCGGGTTTCCACGCTGATGGTCTTGCTCGCCCAATCGATGACGAGGTTGATCCGCCGGGGCTGCCCGTCGCCGTCGGACTCCAGGAGCGCCGTCGGATAGTCGTAGTCGAGGGAGAGTAGTTGGGGAGTCATGCGCACTCGCCCCCCGGTAACGCGGCGAGTTCGCTCGCCAGTCTGCGCAGTTCGGCAGCCAGCGGAGAGGTGGCGGGGACTCGGTATCCGATCGCTCCTGCTCCCCCGGTCCGGACGTTGTTGTAACTCCAGTTATCCCCATCCATGCCGTTGTTTTGGACGTACCAGAGATACTCCGGGCCGACAACGAACCAATCCCCGCCCCCGTAGATGTCCTGGCTGTCAAACAGCCGGTCTCCCTCGGGGCTGCAGGTGCCCTCTGGTTTCTCCCCGGTTTTCCGGATTTCGGCGCCGATCTCCTTTACCCGCTGGACGATCGCGCGTTTGCGGGCCAGGGCCGGGTCTTCCCGGCGGCGCTTCGCGGCCTCTTGCTGCGCGGCGATCGTCCGGTCGCCGGTGATCCCGAGGGCCGCCTCGACCTCCGCCGGATGGAATGTAACCCATCCGAGATCGTGGTCGTCGGCGTCCAACCCCAACTCGTCGTCGGTCGTGACGTACCGCATGTAGGGGGCGATTTTCTCCCACTCGGCCCGCTCCAGCCGCGCAGTGAGCCGGTAGGCCGGCCCAAAATCCTCGGTCCGACCGGCGAACACCAGACGGAGGCCCTCCCGGGCTCTCTGCTCCCGCTTCTCTGCCTCCGCCCGGTAGTCCGCGGGGGTCTTGACGATCGCGAGGATCTTGCCGCACTTGGGGCAGACCCCGCCGGCTTCGGTGGCATCCATCGCGGTGGCCGTCTCCTTAGTCGTGCCGGTGCAGCTGCACAGGATCGGGTGGGGGCTGACTCCATCGGAGGGCGAGGGGTCCAGGGAGTTTTGCCGCACCAGGGGGTAAAACCGGCCGTGCTTGAGCTGGGCTACGATCTCTCTCCCGTCCGGGATCCTGAGGAGGTACACTCCCTCCTCCATCTTGGGTGTGGTGTAAGTCATGTCGTTTCACCTCTTACAATATAATATTAGTGCACTATCTATATATTTCTTTCGTTAGAGATCGCGAGAAGGCCCGGGCGCCGGCATGATCCAAAAGGTGAGAAAATCCCCACAGCACGGGGAACAGAGGAACCAGACTGCACATTCGTTGTATAATGTCGGTTCATCCCCGGCGGCCAGGGTACGGAGGCAATAGAGTATGATTTCAATCCACGCCCCGGCGGGCATAACCCTTCCGGCCGGACCGGCAAAAAAGAGGGATTATTTCAGCGCGTAGACGAGCAGCCCCGATACAAGGGCCGCGACGAGGGCGAACACGCCCG